GTTGCAGCGTTGTGGAGCAATCTGGTTTGCCCTCTGAGTACGAAGTTAACTTACATGATTCGTATTCAGAGGATTCTTTGACCAGCATTCGCATGTTTCATTTGGGCATACCCAGAAGTGACGAGATTGAGGAAGGTGAGATTCAGGAAGACGGCCGCACTTACAAAGAGCGAATGTGCGCTTGTATTGGGCACTTTACTTCCTGGCTCAAATCTTTGAAATCGAAGTTGGGCCAGAGCGCAGATTCCTTGAAGTTTGTTGGGTTGCTTGGTGCTCTCGTCGTCGTTGTTGCTCTTGCCAAGGCTATATACGGGTTGGTTTGCGACCTTTTTGGACGCATGATGGGCCGCCGTGGCAAGCCACGTGGACGTGTTAAGGAGCAGAGCAACATAAAGGAATCTAAAGGTGTTCCTTCCAAGGTTTACTTTCGATCCAAAGTGCGCTCCGAGTCCGGTTTGGTTGACCGTAGCCACATGCAGAACATTATCTATGAAAACAATCACCGCATTTATTTGGCCAAGGGAACAACTGACGAGGTTGTTATTGGCCAGATTCAGTTTATTGAAAGCAATCTTGCCATGCAGCCTAGACACTTTACTAGGCAGCTTACGGAGAAGATTGACTCAGGTGTATTGTCACCTGAAGCCAGTTTGACCTTTGTGCGAGCTATTTATGGAACTGAGTTCCACATTACGGTTGGCCAATTCTTGTCTTACAAGCGCGCTTTGGTTGATGATCATGATGTGGAGTTTGTTGCTTTCCCTCGCGGTTCTATAAGTGCCAAGAAGATTTCTCATTATTTTCTTGATGAGAATTCTTATCAGAAAGCCATTAAAGCCGCCCCAGCCGTTAGGTTGGATGTTATGCAGAGCACAGGTCTTGAGGGACGCAAGCAAATTTCCAGACATGTCATGCATGCGTCAGGATTTGCTTATTTGAAGGAGATTTCCTCTGTTAAGCAGGTTAACAGAGATGTTTTGTCTTATGCTATGGACACTGAGGTTGGTATGTGTGGTGCTCCGCTTATGATATCAGAGAACCGCTATTATGGTGGTAGGTGCTACCTTGGCATGCATGTTGCGGGCAGTCCTGGTTTGTTCAAGCGCCAAGGTTTCGCCACAATTGTTACGCTGGAGATGGTTGAGGATGCTAAACGCGTCCTTCACATCATTTCAGACGAGTTTGTGCAGGACGTTGCTACACGTGGGGTTGCTCTTGACACGGATTTTGAAGAGCAGGCTGGCGTTATTGGTTGTTCCGGACTTGTTGAGGGTAGTTTTACCTATATTGGCAAGGTGGACAAGCCGGTTTCGTTGAGCCCAGATTCTAAGCTTAAGCTTTCTCCTATAGGGGAAGCACAAGCTTTTGGGCCCAATCCGCAGCGACCTGCCGTCTTGAAACCTTTTGTTAACGGTGACGGTCAGCGCGTTTCTCCTATGCTTGAAGGCTTGAAAGCTTACAAAACTGATCTTGAGTACAAGGTCATTCCTGACTTGGAGGCCATTGTTTCATTGGCCACGAAACCGTTTCGAGAGTTGTCTGTTATGGACACCCGTGACATTTTCACCAAAGAGGAAGCTGTTTTGGGCGTTGAAGGGCTTAAGATAAAGTCCATTGCACGTTCCACTTCTGCGGGATACCCATATGTGCTTGATAAGGGCTCTGGTAAAAAGGCTTTCTTTGGGGATTCAGTCGAGTTTTCTTTTGATTCGCAGGAGTGTGCAGCTTTGTTTGAGCGTGTCGACTTTATTGTTGATTCTGCCAGAAGGGGCGTTCGTTTGGCACATATCTTTACTGATTTTTTGAAAGACGAGACCCGACCGCATGCCAAGGTTGACGCGGGAGCCACACGTGTCATTAGCGGTGCTCCTTTGGATTATGTTATTGCCTTTAGGCAATACTTTGGCGCTTTCATGGCTTCGATGTTTAAACACCACACCGATTCTGGCATGTGCCCTGGTATAAATCCTTTTTGTGAGTGGTGGAAGCTTGCTTCCAACCTTTGTTCAAAGGGAACCAAGGTATTTGACGGTGATTTCAAGCGCTTTGATGCTTCAGAACAACCCTACATTCATTATGCCATTCTTGATTTTATCAATCGTTGGTATGATGATGGCGTTGAGAACGCTCGAATTCGCGAAGTTTTGTGGCTTGAGCTTGTCAATTCACGCCACCTTGGAGGAGATGGCAGGGACCAATCTCACGTTTACCAGTGGAACAAGTCTTTGCCTAGTGGCCATCCTTTCACCACGCCGGTTAATTCACTTTACTCTCTGATCACCTTGACTGCATGCTACGTCAAAGCGACAGGTGATTACGTGAATATGTGGGACCGGGTTTACATTGCCACTTTTGGCGATGATAACATTACAAATGTTTCCGATTCTGTTTCCGAGGTTTTCAACCAGGTTACCGTTGCTAGGGACATGCAAGAGCTTTTCGGTTTGACTTACACCTCAGGTAGCAAAGATGGTCTTCTCAGGCCTTACACAATTCTTGAGGAATGTACTTTCCTTAAGCGCAGGTTTGTTCGCAACGATTTGGGCTCTGGTGGATGGATTGCGCCTCTCGAGCCTTCCAGTTTCTTGTACATTTCCTATTATTACCGTAATAATAGGGATATGGTTGGGGAAGTTAAAAATAATTTGGAGAACACGCTTGGTGAGCTTGCTCTTCATGATGAAAACATGTGGAACGAGTATTTCCCTCTCGTTCGTCAGGTGATGAGCGACATGGGTCGCGTCCCTGATTTTGAAAGCAGAAGCGCTTATCGTGACATGATGAGCGCGCGATTGGACGCATGGTTTTAACTGCTTATATACGGAGTTTTGTGCGTAAAATGATTGAACACATGGCGCACCAGATTCGAC